TTCCTTTCTGTTGATTTGTTCATAAGTTATCTTGTATAAGATTTGTTCTATTAATGCAATAGTTAATTAATAAATATTTTATTTTATTTGTTCGCTAAATGTTCTTATTGATTACTTAAATTTTAAGTATATAAAGGTCTGGCAAAGGGAATAATTTTAATGAAAAAAGAGCTTAAAAAGGGATTTGCTCAGATCCCAAACCAACTGATTTATGATGACAGATTATCCAATGAGGCTAAAGTTCTCTTTTGTTATATAAAGAGTTTATCTAGTAATTATAGAAATCTTAGAAATTCTAATTTAAGGCAGAAATTAGGCTGTTCTATTAACACATTACAGAACGCAAAGAGGGAGCTTGTAAAGCATGGATATTTAGTTATTAACAGGTTATCAAGTGCCAACAGATATGATCTAAAATTACCCCATGATTACCCAGAAATTACGCACTCTGATTACTTAAAAATTACTAATAGAGACTACTTAAAATCTACTAAGTATTATAATAGTAATAACAATAAAAGTAACAACAATAGTAATAAAGGGTTTAAAGGATTTAAAAAATAATGAATGAATTGTATTACTACAATGGAGAACCCTTAGAATTGTCTTATTCTAATGGCTACAGCATGGCGGACAAGATTGAAATAGTTAAACAATTAGAAGAAGATTATTCGAAAGGAATGCTCAGCCTGGATCAAATGCGTTGGATTATTTTAGAGAAAAGGTTTGGCTCTTATACTTGCCAAAGAATTATTGACAAATTAATGTTTAATAAGCAGCTTAAATACAATCCTATTACTAACAATACTAGAAATTTTAATACAATTAAAAAGCCTTTTGACTTGTAAATACTAGATATAGTGTTATTCTTGTAATTGCTCCCTATGGAGTTTTTTTTAGTTAATTAACTTTTTTTTGAGTTCTGGCAGTATTTCCCTTTTTCTTTTCCTTTCTTAGCTGCCAGACTCAACAATTTAGAATTATTATAAATTATGCCAAGAAAAAGAAAGCTCACAGACAAATTAAAAGATCATATCTTGTCATTAATTGCTGATGGCTTGACAATCAGGGAATTATTTTCTAGGGAAGATGTTCCGATTTCTTGGCAATCTTTCAGAACTTATCTAATAAATGATAATGATTTAATGAGTCAATATATTAAATCGAAAGAGTTAGCAATTGACTTAAAACTATCTGAATTGGAAGACAAACGAAAAGAATTAGAGGCTAAAATAGAAACAGGTTCAGTAGATCCTAAATCAGCTCAAAACCTGGTGAACCTTTATAAAATTATTACAGCTCATTCTCAATGGTCAGCCAGTAAATTATCTTCAAAAACTTATGGCAAAGCTGCTGAAACTTTACAGATTAAGTCCAATAATGATTCAAATTTAGCAATTTCTTGGATGAAACCAGATTAAAATGTTAGTAAGTTTGTTAATAAGATTGTTAATTAATGTTGATAATATTGGAGTTGTGGAGAAAGTTGCACACATAAAAAAGGTATTTATACACATGAAGTTGCAAAAATATCACACAAAACTTATAACGATTCTAAATTGGTGATTGGTTTGCAGCTTTTTCTGATAACGATTAATTATCGGAAATAATAATTTAACGATTTATGGAGAACAAATAGCGAACATGGGGGTTAAAATTTTGCCATACCCCATTTTTGCGATTGTTGATGAAATAAAAATTAATGGATGATACAAACAAACAAATGGACAATTTGCTTTTACAAACAATAATTTTCATAATGAAAGAAAAAACCACAGGAAAACCTGTGGTTGTAACTCACTTCACAGGATTTCAGTCTGACGAAGAAGCTCAATTCTTTTCTAGGTTCTTGCAAGACCAATTCACAACCCCTTTAAATGAAGAAGATTATAATAAAAACTACACACTTCATTAGGGGGGTTTTGTTTTAATATGAAACAAATCGTTATTCCTTACTCACCAAGAGAAATCCAAAATTTTTTGCACAAAAAATGCGATATGAACCGATTCAATGTAATCATTGTTCATAGAAGGGGTGGTAAAACTGTTTTTGCTATCAATCATTTGATAAAAGCTGCTTTGACAAACAAAAAACCTTATCCAAGATACGCCTTTATTTCGCCATATAGACTTCAAGGTAAATCTACTGCTTGGGATTACCTAAAACAGTTCTCATCAGCAATACCTGGAACTAAATTTAACGAATCTGAGCTAAGAGTTGACTTCTCAGTAAACAATAGTCGTATTCAAATCATTGGTGGAGAAAATAGTTCGGCAATAAGAGGTCAATACTTTGATGGTGTAATAGTGGATGAAACACAAAACATATCACCTGACCTATTTGACACCATATTGAGACCATGTCTTTCTGATCGACAAGGTTTTGCCATATTTATCGGAACGCCAATGGGGAGAAACTGGTTTTTTGAATTACATGAAAAGGCAAAACACACAAAAGATTGGTTTACCTGCGTATTTAAAGCTAGTGAAACTAAAATAATACCTGAAGAAGAACTTAAAGCTGCTAAAGAAACCATGTCTCCAGAGGCTTATCAGCAAGAATTTGAATGCTCATTCCAAGCTGGAATTAGTGGTTCTTATTTTGGTAATATAATTGAGGAGCTAGAGCAAAAAGGAAGAATTAAAAATTTTGAAATTGATGAAAACCTAGAAGTTGAGACCTGGTGGGATTTAGGAATGAATGACAGCACAGTAATAACCTTTGCTCAACGACATGGAGATGAAGTTAGAATTATTGATTGCTATGAAAACTCAGGTGAAGGATTAGAGCATTACATAAATGTTATTGATGACAGAGGATATACCTATTCTAAACATATAGCTCCGCATGATATTAGGGTAAGAGAAATAGGAACAAATAAGTCCAGATGGGAGACTGCAAAGGAAATGGGATTAGAATTTGATATAGCACCTAAATTAAGCGTAGAAGATGGTATTGAGCAAGTAAGACGAATGTTGCCTAAATGCTATTTTCATAAAAACAATTGCAAAAAGCTAGTAGAAGCATTAAAAAGCTATTGTAAGCGTTGGGATGAAAAAAATAATTGTTTTAGGAATAAACCCCTACACAATTGGGCTTCTCACTTTTGCGACTCCATAAGATATGGTGCTATAGTCGAACCGATTGAAAGGTCTGACTGGTCAAAGCCGATAAGAGTACAAACGAATTATATAATTTAATATGGCAAAAAAAATCAAAGAAATATCAGATCCAAAATTACGAAGTATACTATCTAATCAAATTGAAAATGCTTTAGGATATTTGGGTGGTAATCTTTCTCAATCTAGAAGAAAATCTTTAGAATATTATTTAGGCGATAAACTTGGAACTGAAATAGACGGAAGGTCTCAAGTTGTTTCAACTGATGTATCAGATACAATTGAAAGTATCTTACCAAACTTGCTTAGAATTTTTACAGCATCCGACAAAGTTGTAAGATGCGAACCTGTAACTGCCGAAGATGTTCCTCTTGCAGAACAAGCGACAGCTTATCTAAATCATGTTTTCTACAAAGACAATAATGGTTTTCAATTACTGTATAATTTTTTCAAAGATGCACTAATTGAAAAAAATGGTTTCCTAAAAATTTATTATGATGAGAGTGAAACAGTAGAATTTGAAACTTACAAAAATTTATCAAAGATAGACAAAGATGCTTTGGAAGATACCAAAGATGAAATCGAAGTTGTTGAGGAGGATGAATTTGAAGATGAGTCTGCCAAAGAAGAATTTGAAAAATTATTAGAACAATACAAAGCTCAAGGAGTAGATACTTCTCAAGTTCAAAAACCAGATTTCACTTTATACAATTGCAAAATCAAAAGAACTAAAACTACAGGAAAAATAAAAATTGAATCTGTTCCACCTGAAGAATTTTTAATTGATAGAAATGCAAAGTCTATTGATGATGCAGATTTTGTTTCTCATAAAGTTTTAATGTCAAGATCAGACCTTGTTGCTATGGGTTATGACGAAGAAGAAGTTAAGAACTTACCAAAATCAGATGAAGATATTTATAATACTGAAGATATTGTTAGACAAAGAAATGTGGATGAGTACCCAGTCAATTACGCATCCGATCAATCTACAGAAAAAGTTTTAATTTATGAGTCATATATAAAATATGATTATGATGAAGATGGTATTGCAGAACTAAGAAAAATAGTTTCAGCAGGTGATGATGGTTCTATGGTTTTAGAAAATATGCCATGCGATAATGTTCCATTTGTTACAATCACACCAATCCCA